CTAGAAAGGCTTGGATTTCATGGTAAAGGGCCGTAAACCGCTTTCTAACGCGATCAAAGAGGCTTCGGGTGCATTTACCAAGCATCCTGAACGACGCAACGCAGATGAGCCAAAACCGAAGCTAGGGAGGCCAAGGATTCCCGATGCTGTCGAGGCTGATCCAACCGCGAAATCCCGCTGGCACTGGGTTTGCGATCAACTAGCAGCTATGAACCTGCTTGCCGAGACCGATCAAGGATTAATTGCGGGCTATTGCCTCGATTACTCGATGATGCTTTCGCTATGGGAGGTTATCAAGGGCGGCAATGTCGCAGACATGAACGGCAACGGCGGTGCAATCACGCGACCCGAAGCAAATCAGTTTCATAAATTTGCCGACCGAATCCTAAAACGCGAGGCCGAGCTAGGATTGACGCCTTCGAGTCGGTCAAGGCTTAAAGCTCCGCAAACAGAAGAAGAGGACGAATTTACTCAGTGGCTAGCGAGGGCTCCAGGTTGATTGCAAGCGGCGTTTCCTTACGTGTCGCGGACTACTGCCAAGCTGTCGAAGACGGCTCAGTAGTTGCTTGCGATAGAGTCAAGGATGCGGTGCTACGCTACCGGCTCGACATGGGCAGGCAATCTACGCCGGACTTCCCTTACTACTTCGATGCGGCCAAGGCGTCAAGCGTTTGTGAGTTTTTTCCGCTCATCCTTCGGCATTCAATCGGGGAATATGCGGGCAAGCCCTTGATCCTTGAGGATTGGCAGATTTTTGGGTTATGGAATATCTTCGGATGGCGCCGAGATGAGGATCGAACTAGGCGGTTCCGAAAAGTCTATTGGTCGATGGCTCGGAAGAACGGAAAAACTACGTTTGTGGCGGGCCTGAGTCATTACCTAGCGATGGCCGACATTGACCCGCGAACGGGCAAGCCGGAAGCTATCGGGCAGATCCTTTTGACGGCTACCAAAAAAGAGCAAGCGAACATTGCTTACGGCGAATGTGAACGCATGGTGGGCCAGTCAAAGACAATGCAACTGCGTACCGACATTCGGAATGAGACGATCACCTACACGCACAACGGCAGCTATATCCGCAAGGTTTCCTCGGACAAGCCATTCGACGGATTAAACCCGCATTGTGTGGTAATGGATGAGGTTCACGCATGGGGCCAGCACCATCGGAAATTCTACGACACGATGGTGACTGGCAGCGGCTCACGTTCCCAGCCATTGCATATCATCATTACAACCGCTGGCGATGATAAATCGGACTTGTGGCTACAAGAATACAATTACGCAACCAACGTAGTTTCAGGCGTAAGTAAGGATGAAACCGTGTTTGCCCTAATCTACGAGCTAGACAAGAATGATGATTTCGAGGACGAATCAACATGGATTAAGGCGAATCCAAACCTAGGTATTTCCGTCAAGCGTGAATATCTTCGCGAACAAGTCAATAAGTTTCGCCATACGGCCATCGGTCGGAATCTGCTTGATCGTTTCCACGGCAATCGTATTGTTTCATCGATTGAAAAAGCCTTCGACCTAGAGGACTTTGAGCGATGCGTCAAGCCTTACTCCGATTGGTCGCAGGCGGACGGCTACGGTGCCGGGGTTGACCTTGGGGCACGCGACGACCTGGCGGCTTACGCTCTTTGTGCTCGATTCCCTGTTGACGTTACCGACGAGGGCAAGACGATATACCGTTATGAAATTCGAACCAAGGCTTACATAGCGGCTAATTGCAACCGCGACTTGACGGCAATGCCCTTTAGCCAATTCATCTTCGATGAGGAAATAATCAAGGCAACCTACCCTATCGAGGATCTTACTGAATCGCTATTGACAGACCTTGAGGCCAATGACATTGGGACAGCGGCGTACGATCCTTATAACGGGCAGCAACTCGGAGAGCGATTGGCCAAGTCCGGCGTGACAGCGGCTAGGATGGCGCAAAACCAAGCCAACTTTAATGAAGCTATCCGCGATTTCATTCAATTGATGAAAGAGGGGCGTTTAGTCTTTGCCGACTCCAAGCTACTGCGCTGGTGCGCGAATAATGCTATAATCTCTAAGGATCGGCAGGATCGGTGGATGTTCGACAAGGCCAAGAGCAAAGACAAGATCGATCCGATTGTGGCGGCGGTTATGGCTTATCGAATCGCAAGTCTTCAGCCTGAGCGATCAACCGGGAAACTTTACGTAATCTAAGGAACGGTTTATGGATATGCTTTCTCGATTGGTTCAATGGGCTGGATTCGGCTGGGAAGTTAATCCGGCCAAAGTCGGCATCAAGGACGCTATGGGTATCCCTCCGGCGTTCTTCGCCCATAACAAGCTTACCGGGGACTTCGCTAGGCTACCAATTGACGTAAAAAAAGTTGTCGGCAAAGGGGCTGAAAACGACTTGAGGCATGATGGCTACAGGCTGCTGAGAAAGCAACCGAACAAGATTCAAAGCCCAACGGTTTTTAAGCAGCAGCTACTGAGCCATGCGATTATGCGGGGCAATGGCAGGGCGGCGATTATTCGCAGTGGCAACGGGATCGATGAGCTTATCCCGATGATGCCAGAGCAAACATGGACTGTCATTCACGAGGGCTTAAAGTACCATGCCTACAAGCCCGAAGACCAAACCAAAACGGAGTTATTCGACACCTGGGACGCCGACGACAATGGCTACCTGGTTTTTCGAGACTCGGACGTTTTGCATATTAGCGGATTTTCTTGGAATGGAGTTGACGGGCTAGGCTTGCTCGATTTGGCGAACATTGTTTTCAGCACTTCGAAAGAGGCGATCAAGTTCCAGAATCACCAGATAGCGAAGGGCTTTCGCGCAAAGCTATTTCTTGAGGCTCCTCCGGCGATGTTCCGCAACGACACAGACGCCAAAAAGTTCATCGACGCGTTCAATGCAGCGGAGGCCGGTTCGGACAATGCTGGCAAAGCAGGGTTGCTACGCGAAGGCATCAAGGCCAACGCGGTTTCGATGAGCAATTCGGACGCTCAATTCGTTGCCTTGCAGCAGTTTAATAACCTAGCGCTCGGAATGCTATTTGGCCTCGAAGGAATGCCAGGCGATGGCGAAACTGATTCCTACAATTCAAGAGAACAAACGCAGATCGCCTATCTCCAATGCCTGGATCGGTGGCTAGTCCAGTTTGAAGAGCAATGCGATATGAAGCTTTTGACGCCAACGGAAGTGCGCCGCAATAAAGCCTACTTCAAATTCAATACCGGGGCTATTTTGAGAACCGCACTCAAGGAAACCATCGACGCGTTTAGCGTGGCGGTATCATCGCGGATTATGAACCCTAACGAATGCCGGTCGAAGCTTGACCTAAATCCGTATGAGGGCGGCGACGCGTTTATCAACCCAAATATCCAGCGATCCGTGGACGATCCAGAGCCGGACATAGAAGACACACCAGAGGACGATCGAGAGGACACGCAAGAGCAAGCCCGTAATGATCGAGCTGTCGAGCAGATGCTTCGAGGGCTCATCAGGACGGAAGGAAACAACGCTATCAACGCATCGAAAAAGGCTAATTTCGTCGCTTGGATCGGCAAAAAGTACCCTCAATGGCAATCGAAATTGTCCGACAGTATCGAAGCGATCGGGCTCGACCGTGACCTAGCACGAAAGCATTGCGAGAAATCAACGCAGATCTTAGCGGGATTGGCGGCTAAATACGGCGGCGAATCGCTTCAAAAAGCAGTCGAAACTGAGGTTAAAACGTGGGAAAATCGTCTATTTAGCTTGAAAGGCCTGCCAGAATGATTGAAGTATTTAACGAAACCAACGAGATCCACCTATCGGGCATTGTTGGCGATGGATGGGCCGAAGATCCGATTACCAAGGATGGCGTCCTAAAGGCCCTCAAGGCTTTTGGCTCGCAGGCGGTGACCATCCGAATCAACAGTCCAGGCGGCGCGGCAGATGAGGGGATCGCGATCTACAACCTACTCAGGAACCACGGCGGAGAAGTCACAACCGTCAACGACAGCCTAGCGGCGTCGGCGGCTAGTGTGATTTTCCTAGGTGGGTCCAAGCGGCTTATGGGCGATGGATCGCGGGTAATGATCCACAGGGCAATGGGCATGGCTTTTGGCAACGCGACTGAGATCAAGAAGGCCCTAGCGGCACTGGAAAGCTACGATCAATCCATTGTCGAAATCTACGCCGATTTTCTCGGAAAGGATCCGGTCGAAATCCTGGCTCTTATGGATGCCGAGACATGGTACAACGTCGATGAGGCTATCGCCTCTGGCCTTGCAACGGCTCGCTACGGCAAGGACAAAGACGACCAGAAGAAAAAGAAAATGACATCGCAGTTTGACCAAGCTAAAGCGAATTTGCTTCAGGCAAGAATGGCTCAGTTTTCAAAGCACTTGACAAGCTCGGGCCAGTAGCCTAGATTTATTGCGTCGGCCAGAAGTGCCAACAACTCTGCAACTTATTAGCGGCAGTGACACACGGTTAAAACGATTTTGTTTCCCGTGGCAGTCATGCCGCTATCTTGGTTTTACGACTGCCACACAACCCACAAAGGGCAGTCTAGTGAAAAGTGCAACGCAGCTACAAAAAGAAATCGAAGCCTTGCAAGCCAAGGTAGGAGCGATTCAAGCGATCGCCAAGGAAGACAATCGGGAGCTTTCAACCGAAGAGCAAACCGAGATTGATTCCATCGTCGGCGACGACAAGAACCCTGGCCAGATTACGGCTCTGGCAAGCCAACGCGAACGAGCGATCCGGATTGAATCTGCCGTTTCGAATTCGGTTCGACAGGTCCGGGAGACCCAAGCCGCTGAGGCTGTCAGCGGATCTTTCCGAATCCCAGCAACCGCCAGAGCTACAGGAACGCTGAAGGCATTCAAGGGACCAAACGGGGCCGAAGACGCTTTCAAATCCGGGCAATTCATTCGAGCATTAAATGGCAACGGCCAAGCCCGTCAATGGTGTGTTGATCATGGCGTGATGAACGCGATGAACGGAAGCGACGACCTGCGAGGCGGCGTATTGATTCCGCCTGAGTTTTCCTCGGCGATCATCGCATTGATGGAAACCTACGGTGTGATTTCTCGGTACGCTCGAAGCTACCCGATGAGCAGCGACACGGTGACCATTCCTCGACGTGTCAGCGGCTTGACTGCCTACGGTTTTACCGACGGCCAGGAAGTCGCTGGGATCACATCCAGCGAACCGGCAATGGGGCAAATCTCGCTCACGGCAAAGGTTTGGGCGACCTTGACGCGAATGGCCAACAGCCTTGCGGAAGACGCGACGATTTCAATCGCCGAATATCTCGCCATGGAAATGGCTCAGGCTCACGCGCTGAAGCTTGATACCGCTGGCTTTCTTGGCAATGGCGAAGCGACCAATCAGGGCGTAGTAGGCTTGGCAAATGCCCTGCAAGCTGGCTCGATCACCCAAGCGGCAGCCGGTCAAAATACCGATGCAACGCTGACTGTGGCGGTATTCCAAGCGGCGGCTGGCTTACTTCCTGAATTCGCTGGAATGAACCCGGTTTGGTTCGTTCACAAGCGATTTTTCTGGAACGTGATGGCACGGCTCCAATTGGCTCTTGGGGGCAACAACTACGTTGACCTCGGAGCCGGTCCGGTACTTCAGTTCCTCGGCTATCCAGTCCAGTTCGCCCAGGTGCTACCTAGCACGACCAGCGCGTCGGCTAAGGTTTGCTACCTCGGCGATTTGTCGATGGGAACGACTCTTGGATTGCGTCGGCAAATGTCGGTTATCGCCGATACGTCGCGATTTGTTGAGTTCCTGCAAACGGCTTTTATTTCCCACATGCGTTGGGATTACAACGTTCACGAAACCGGAACCGCATCGGCTCCAGGTCCGATTGTTTGCGTGCAAGCAGCAGCCTAATTTACAACCAACAAAGAAAGTAAGGTGATATTTTGAACGTGCTTCAACAGTCAAAATTTGTGACGGCAATCAAGCCAGCAGCGATCATCGACAACACATCGGCTACGGCTGACGTTGTTGACTGTCGCGGGTTTGATTACGCTACCATCGTAGTCCAGCTAGGGGCTACTGACATCGCAATGACGGCACTGAAGGTCCAAAACTCCTCGACGAGCGGCGGCACCTACGCTGACATTACCGGTGCTACCTTCAGCGGCGGCACAGGGCTTGGCGGGGCTACTCTTGCCTTGCCAAGTGCAACCGACGACGGGCAAACTTGCGTATTCCAAATCGACCTTCGAAACAAAGACCCGTTCTTGAAGCTTGTCGCTACCTTTGGCGATGGCACAAGCGGCGGATTTGTCGCAGCGGTGG